GCTCCGAGCTTTTCAAACGCCTCCTCGGGGGTGTAGTACGTGCCAGTGTCGGGGTTGATTGAGTGGCGGTACGCAAGATAGGAGGTGTAGGTGGAACGTAACGTTTGAAAGCAGGAGGTTCCGGGGCATCCTGACCCGTGGGAGGGTCCTTGGTCAAAAGATTCACCTTTTGGGAGAAATCCCATGTTGTCTGTGTTTCTTTTGAGGAGTTCATTCAATTCAGTACGATAATTCTTAAAGGCTTTCATGAGAATTAACCGCTCAACCTGGCGGAGCCGATAACTGATGGTGCCATCCATAAAAATGTAGTCTGAAATGTCAACGAGTTGGGCGTTTGAACAAATCTTTGCTACACGCTTGGCCACCTTCAGTGGGGTCATGCCAGGGCCGTACCATGCAAACTTCTTGCAATGCTCCGATAACGAGAGGGCGAATTGGGACATTGCAAGCTTATCTCTATCATTGTACGTCGAAATGTTACGGGGGTTCTTAACCTTGCCGTAGGCTTCAGACTTGATAAAGCATTTAAGGACTCGTTTAACCTGCGGACCGGATAAATTGGCACGGTTCAAGGATAAACGTTGCGTGGCAGTACTTTGTTTCTCGTAGACCACATCATAATCTACGGGCGCAAGGACCGTGTCACCGACGACAAGATCAGCAAACTCTCTCATGCATTTGTCGACGAATGCGGAGGGGCGAGGTTCAGCTTTGCGGAGTGAACGTATGCGGCCTTCGACGCATCGTTCTTCTCCGCTCTTGTTAGGTACGGGGGCAAAAGCAGCATGTATAAGGGGCGACATGAACGCGGTAAGTTTCGAACGTTCAGGTTCCATTCTATGCTCTACTTTAAAATCGTAAGTGCGTACGGCTTTAGAAACGGGAAAGACATAAGGGGGCTTTGGTACCACTTTAGAGAGATGGTACTCTGTGATAATCGGTGCATTAAGCTTTGGGTCATCTTTAAGCCAGCTTTCCACGGTTGACTTCACGATATCTGTGGCGCTGATACGCGCAGTCACAGCAATCGCGTCAAAACATCGTACATCTACGGTAGCTGATGAATATTCGCCTGGCCTGCAGATAGTGGTCTGGAGGCCATTTTCGTTCATCACGTTGAAGTGTACGAATTTCTTGCCGTTTGGGGCGGTAACGATAGGGTCGAAGATCGAGAGGGGATTAAGACCGAAAAGGTAATAAGCGAGGGGGGCCGCCCACCAGTCAAACACCCGAATGGGCGTTAAGAGAATGACTTGGCGATGGCGGGCCACTTGGCGGCGCTCAATACCATAAGTAGTAGCGGCGAAAGGAACAACTGACCACCAAGGCCAGTCATAAATCGTCACGCTATCAGCTCCGTAATTCCATAGATGGTGGACGTAATGTCCGCCGCCTTTGATGTGTGTGTTGAGCCTTCCCTGGTCATCAAATGTGAAAGCAGTGTC